CCTTTCTTGTACCAAAGGCTATTTACCTGTATCTCTGCACCTTTAGGCATCAGTTAACACCGTGATTTTTTCTTTCATAGAACAAACAAAGCTATCACATTTGTTTTTCATTTCTTCTATATATTCCTCATCACGCATTACACGCTGCTGTAAATAACCTGCTTTACAATCTAGTCTTGGATCAAAGCTTACAAAGTCACACCACTTGCGACCACTAACCCATAATTGCATTTGTATTTGTGCTTTATAGTCTACGCTGTAATCGTCAGATAACGCTCGTTTGAGTTGTGTTGTTGTAGTCGGGCATTTGATTTCTAAAAGCCCATCTTCACCAATTAAACCGTCAGGTGACATGCCGACAAAATCATTCAATTCAATAAAGGCAACTTCACTAACTGCTATAAAATCGTTTTTTAGCTTATACATATCACGCGCCTGTGGTTCTTTTTCTGTACCCCATCGCATAGCATCATTTTCAAAAAATGGCTTGCTTTGACCTGTTAGTATTTCAGCTATTAATTCCATCATATAGGTCTCTGCTACTTTGCTAGGCGCTGCGCCTCGACCTTTTGACATAACGTCTTTTACTCTTGATGCTGTAATCTTGCCAAGCCTCATCTCCAGCCATTCTTTCGAGCCTTGCTCACAACTTTTAATTATATTCATCCTAAAAACCCTTTTATTTTATTTCTATATTGTAAATCTTCAATTGATTCTAGTGTTGTTTGACCGTTTTTAATTGCGTTAACCCAGCTTAAATCTGTCTCAGTTGGCTGATTACTATTATTGCTGTTATCCATACTATCAGCGTCCTTAGTATCGTCAATTAGTAGTAAGCCATTTAAAGAGTACTTTCTTGCGTAGCTGCTTGCTGTGCCAGTAATCTGTGAATCGTCCATACCTTTTTTAGTTAGTGATTCTCTAGCAAAAGCTTGGTTGCTAATTGAGTTCTCACCATCTGTAATTGTTGCTGTAGCTTTAACATAAATTCGATCACCTACAATCACTATTTCATCATTAACAGTTAACACTAAATCGCCTAGTAATGGCTTTACACCCTCTAAAATATCCTCACAACTACGATAGTTGTATTTACCAAATTTGTTAAATTGATTTTTTGGAGCTTTTAGTTTTTGCTGTATATTAGCAACTTTTTTTATAAAATCTTTATTCATTTTCGCCACCTGTTAAATTATCTAATTTAGCCGCTTTCTCGTAAGAACAGCCAAAACAATAACCATCACTATCAATATCTGATTCCGTAAAATCACCATAACAACCGTTACAACTTAATAATTCTATGCTTTCCATAATTAAACCTCAGCCCACAATGTGTAACCATCACAAATTAATTGTGTACAATGCCAATTAATAGATGCGTCATCACCATAAAGTGTTACTATTTTTGCACCGTTATCAAATGTATATGCGCCAGTGTCTTTTTTTATAAGTATCTTTTTTCCTAATGGTGGTGGGTTTGTACCTACCGTTAAATATTTAATCATTTTTTTAATCTCCAAGTTAATGCCAATTTTCCTTAGTCTTTTTATTCAAAGCGGTATGATGGGGAAATATGGCTAACTGCTTAACCGCTTAGTGAAATTAATATTATCATAATAAACTAACATAGCAAGCATTCATTTTAATTTATTTTAATTATATTCAAAGTTTGCTTTATTAAATCAATAATAGTAACATTTAGTCAATTACAGTTAATGAGGTTAATATAATGGATTTAAAGCAGGTTATTAGAATGGCAACAGCTAAAAAAGGTTTAAACGGTATTATGGAGCTTACACAAGCTAGCGGTATAACTTATGCGCGAGCAATAAAGCTATGGAATGGTGACACAACTGGCAAGCTAGCTGATTTACAGAAAGTTTGTAAAGCACTAGATATAACAATTAAGTATGAGTTTTAATGGTGAGTATTAACACAATTACGAAAGAAGAGCTCGATAGACGCAAAGCTAATAGTGATTTAATAAATCAAACTGACAGCTTAACTTTTGAAAGTAAAATAACACAAAGTAAACAGGCTATTTTCTACAAAAAAATAAGGGAATTAAAATCGAATAATGAAATAGAAAGATTGAGAAAATTAAAGCCAGAAGATTATTTTAATCATTTACTAGATTAAAGGCGCATTAAGCGCCTTTTTTATTAACCTACCTCAAACGCAACTCACTAGAATTAACACCACTTGATCCGCGATCAGTTTCGCTGAGTTGGTCGACTTCAACTGGATTAATTAACGAACATTCTTGGATTATCATTTGAGCTACTTTATCACCGCGCCTTATTTCTACTATTTGATCGCTAGTGTTTAAAAGTGAGATCATAACTTCGCCCCGATAATCCGCATCAACCACTCCGGCAAGTACATCAATACCTTTTTTAACTGCCAGCTTTGATCTAGACCAAATTAAGCCAGCGTGATTTGCTGGTATCTCAACCGCTAGCCCCGTTTTCAATAAAACCCTTTGTTTGGGCAAAATATCTGCACTTTCAATCGTGAATAAATCAAGCCCTGCGGCATACTCTGAGCCTCTAATTGGTGCTTTTGCGTGTATTGATAACTTTTTAAAATTCATATTAACCTCTATTGTGTTGTTTTAATCTATTCGTTATTTGTTGCAACATGTTTATTGTTAATTTCTATGCTGTTTGGTGCTTCATTTCCGAAAACATCCCAGCCTTTACTGGCTTGTCGTGCAAACATCTCAAGCCTTGGTAAGTCTCCAAATAATAATTCTATGCGCTTTCTCACTTCTTCTGGCTTTCTGCTGTGCTTTGTTCTTTCAGCGATCACAAGTGATTCAATATTATTAACCTGTTTATACTTCGTCATAGCCCCTTTTGTACCCAATAAACATATCTCGCTACTTTTCATAGTCCAAGGTGCAACATTTTTGCAATAATTGCCTTTGCTTGTTGTTTTTACCCAGTTAAAAGCTATGGTTTTGTACTTAAACCCCCACGCCTTAAATATTTCAATAGCTTCATCTAAGTGCGAATCAGTAACCCACATAAAACATGCTGCATCTTTATCTGTCATTTCAGATATTGTTAATAACTTTAACTCAGCTAGCGACATTGTATTATAATGATCACTCAATGGTTTGTGATCACTTCCGCTTGTGTTGTTAACGGCTGATTTACTTCCGTAGTGCCAAGGTGGATCAGCGTAAATAATTTTATATTTCTTTTGTTGCTGATCTCCTTCTCTTTGTTCGTCATAGTGCGTCATTGTTTTACCCTTTGTATTCATTTATTTTTTAAACTCCTTATTAGTGATAATCTAAATTAACACCAAAACACTTGACAGTCAATACAATGATGTATTATTGTTACATCAACTTAAATAAAGGAGCTACACAAATGCAATTAAAAGAGTTAGTAAAATTAGTGGAATTTGAAGCGATAGACAAGTTATTAGTTACTGGTACTACTGGCTATTACACTATAGCAATATTAAAAAAAGGTGAAAACTTTACCGATAATGGAGTTGAAATTTTAGAGTGTGCGCGTGGTGGTAATCGTGAATTTACATCACTTGATAGTGTTCGCAACTTAACAAGAAAGCACTTACATAACCATCAATTTACAGTATTTTAAGCAAAAAAAAGCGCCCTAAAAAAGAGCGCCAAACAAACAAGGAGATGTGGAACTATGAATAAACCACAAAGCGAGTATACCAGAGGTAATTTATAAATGAAATGGTTTAAGCACGATGCAGATGCAAATATGGACGCAAAATTACAAGAAATAATGCTTGATTATGGGTTAGAGGGTTACGGTTTATACTGGTACTGTATTGAACTAATAGCACAGCGAGTAAATGCTGATAATTTAACCTTTGAACTAGAGCATGATTGTCGAATTATTGCGCGAAATACAGGCTCAACACCGCAAAAAGTAGAGCAAATGATGAAAGATTTTGTGCGTTTAGGTCTACTAAATGCCAATAACGGGCATGTTTTCTGCCTAAAACTAGCTACGAGGTGCGATGATTTCACGCAAAAAATAGTACGTAAACAGCAAAAAACCGTTAAAAATCAGTCGGTCGGAGTAAGTCCGAGTTTATCCGAGAAAGTCCCTCTAGATAAGATAAGATTAGATAAGAATATAAAACACTTGTCAGTTGTTACTGACGGATTCGATCACTGGTGGAATTTATACCCAAGCTCAAGACGAGTTAACAAAAAAGGTTGTTTAGTTAAATTTAAAACTAAGTGTAAAAATTTATCAGATGAAAAAATTATCGAATTGGTAAATTTAATCTCAGATGATATTGACAAAAAATTAAAACAACTAGACGATGTTAAATTCATGACAACAACAACAACATATTTAAACCAAGAGAGATACAACGATGAATCATGAAGAAAGCTTACT